CTCGGCCATCTTTAACGGTCCCGAATTGGCGAACGATCGAACCGCCCTCGATAGGTTTGGATTGGTGTCTTGCGTCGAGTTCTTTTCGTCGCTTAATTAGGTCAGTCTTGTTCATGCTTGCACCTCAGCCGGTAGCGTGTCAACCGATCCGTCTTTTGCGTCGTCGATTAGGGCCTGTACGCTCGTTTCAGACATGCCGACCGACGATAGAAACACCTTTGCCGCCGCTTCGCTAATTGCCCCGCTAGCTAGCTCGTTTAGGGTCTTGGCAATGGCTTTGCGGTTGCGATTAAATTGGAGCGTCGACAAGCCCATCATTTCGCCGCTGCCGGTCGCTGGTTGCGTTTCTGCCGCCCCTTGAGTCTGAGCCGCTGAAATCGCTAGCTGTTGCTGTTCCGGGGTCTGCAAACCAAGCTTTTGAAGCAATCGGTTTTCTTTGGCCCGCTGGTAAAAGACCGTTCGGAAGTTGAGCCCCTGCGCCCCTAGCACTTCGCTGTAGGTCGCGGTAAATGAGTTGATGCCCGATTCGCTGGTCTGCTGCTCGACGCCTGGATCGACCCATTCCCATTTTGGCGTCTGCCATTCAACGGGAGTAAATCGCCTGCGGTCGCTTAGCAGGTCGATAGGCGATGGGAAGCCGTCAAGGCTGGTTCTGGTCGCTGCATCGCAGAAACGATCCCAAACAGGCTGTAGCAAGTGCCGAATAATGTATTTCTGGATGATCCGAAACCGCCTTCGGTCTTCTAGCTGGCTGGTCCGGCTTGAACTGTAGCTGGTCTGCGAATAGTCTCGGGCTACAACCTCGTAGGATAGCCCGGTCCCTACCGCGATCCCTCGCAAGATAACCTTGGTCCATTCGCCCGCTGCCGTGTTCGGTCGCGTTGGGTTGATAACCTCGATCGATTCGTTGGGGTTAAGCTCGAAGACTAGCCCCGGCTCTAGGTATCGCTCTTGGTTACCTCTTCGGTCAATCCCATCGCCCGCGTCTGGGTCGCCAAGTCTGCCGATCGGAGTTTCGGTCTTGATAGCCACTCCAAAACAACCTGCTATAGCCGAAGTCTGGAGTTCGTTGTCCAGATACGTTCCGAGGTCGCGAATCGACGCCAAGGCTGGAGCAAACCAAGTAACGCCTCGCGTTTGGCCGACTCGATCCTGCCGGAACAGGTGGATGATTTCCCGAGCTGGAATTTCCTTCGGCGTTCGGCTTACCGCGTAGGGTTGTAGCGGATGGTCGTCGTAGATCATGTACGAAAGAGGCTTGCCCGATTCATCGACTTTGATGCCGCGAATTACCCGCGTACCATCGCCGCGATCGATGCCCATCGTGTAGGTGTCTCGATCGGTCGCTAGCCTGTCGGCTTCGATGATTTCAAGTGCCATCGGAATCGGTCGAGAGATTCCCCGGTATTCCGTCGAGGGCAGATTGACGATGCGGATAAGCACTTCGCCCGCTTCGACCATTTCACGCAATGCGATAATCTGGATTTCTTCGAGGGTCAAACGTCCGTTAATATCCGCGACTTCGGACCACTCGGACCAAGCCTTATCGCGTAGGTCGTTGATGTCCTCGATGTCATCGCCTTCGGGAGTTTCGTAGGTCGACTGTGCTTGAATGCCCGCGCCGACGACGGAAGAAACGATGGTATCAACGACGCCCCAAGCGTAGGAGTTGTCTCGAACCAATCGCCTAGCCTCTGCCCTGAGCCGGTCAGCCCCGAATGGGCCCATCAATTCTTGGTCGGCTGGTAGATTCCTTGGATGCCTGTTGCTGCTTACCCGCGATGGTTCAGCCCCTTGGTAAGATCTGGCAAGGGCCTTGCGTGCTGCCTGCCGTCGCAATCCTGCGAGGGGGCTAACTGCCGAGACTACGGAATCGATAAATCGAGTAATCATCGACGGCCCCCTACGATTCTGCCGAGGGAGATACCGCCCGATCCGCTTTCGCGTTGGACTTGATGGAGTAGCTTGCTTCGCTGTTCAAACAATGACGCTAGGTCAAGCTTAGTGACTGTCCTAGAGCCAATGGAATACTGAGAAGCCCCCCCGTTTACGAGGGCCTCAATAGCTGCGTCGATTAATGCTAGAAGGCTTGCCGCTGATGCCATGCGTAAATAGTTGCATGGCTTGCTGGCCCCTGGTAGATGCCTGTACTATTCCATTAGTACACTGGCACAAATTATTTACGCTCTTGGGTCCAAGTATGCCCGCAGTAGGAGCATTTGCAATATCGAGCATTGGACTTGGTGCAATAGACCCTCGAGTAGCTTGTCCCGATCGGTCGGCGTGATTCGCAAAGGGTGCAGGGCCTTGCCTCGTCTTCGCGGGGGATGGGCTGATAGTCCTCGACTACCTTTCCAGTTTCATCGGTTCGAACAACCCTGGAAACAACGCCCGTCCATCCGTCGTAAGTTGTTATTGACGTTGAGGGGGTTCCGGTCCCGGTTGGCTCTGAGTGTAGTTCGCCCTCTTTAGGGATGCACGCAAGCAACCTGTCGTGCTGTTCTTGCTTTATCGATGCGACCATTTCGCTAATCGAATCGATCGGCTCAATAGCCTCTTGCGTTGCTGGGCTGTTGGTCCGTTTTGGTTTCTTTGCCATGCTATCCTCTTCGTTTGGGAATCCATCCGCCTTGTCGCTGCCTGAATCGTTGCTGCCCATGCCTGTACGCTTGCTGAACCGGCTTGGCTTGTTTCGGCTCATCGCCGATATGCTTTGGGGCTACCTCGATTTCCGATGGGGCAATCAACTTGACCCCGCAAGCTTCCGAGCCCGCTGCCGCCATGTAGGTCGCATCGAGCCAGTGGTTGTTCGAGTCTCGGACATTCCAATAGGTTTTGGCCCCTTTGCCCTCAGTGAACTTGGTTACTAGCTCTTCGGCTGCAATATGCTGCGCGTACTGCGAATGCCGCTTTTCTTCCTCTAGGCTGAACACCGAAAGCGATCCACGCCGAAGCATGTTCGCATCGTCGAAAGTCGGCGTTAGGAATCGCTCGTGGATGAACTGCTTCCAATACGAGGTGTCGAGTTCGTAGAGCCAAACATCCGACGACGGAAGCTTTTGTGCGTGCAAGTTGGCCCCTGCGATCGTCACCGAGCTAGACTTGGCTTTTCGATGGTACGGATCCTGCCCCTTCGATGGGTGGAAGATACCGCCGACTTCGCGGCAAAAGGAATACGCCGCATTCGTAAAGGCACCTGAATCGACCAAGCAAAAGTCGATGGGCCGCCGCGTTCCGGTTGTGTCGGTGAATTCTTTTTGGAGCAGTTCGTCCCGGAGCGTTAGCAAGGCCTGATAAATCATCGGCTCGCTGGCTTCGTGATCCATGCTTCGATCGGTCCCGTAAACCTGTTGGAACCCGTAGTCGGTTACAATGCCCCCAGCACCATGCCACCATGCCGTCACGACCCAGTGGAGCGTGTACTTACCAAGGTCGATCGCCGCTGTCAGTGCTACCGTGTTGGCCGGTAGTTGCCGCCGGACCAAGCCGCTTATCCGCGACTCAACAAGAGCGGGAGTTATACCCAAGCCCATTGGCCCGGCTTCCTCTGGTGGGTCGTTGTCGTCTTCGGTCGAAACTGCTTTTTGGCCACGGTCGGCAACGCGGTTGAAATACGATTGAACCGCCGAGAGCTCCATCGGTTCGCCGTCGCTGTGAGTCTTGCGGGAATAGCTGGCCTGATTGCTTACTACGGCCCCGCGTTCGACCTCGGCTTGATTGTCGCGATAGAAACGGAAAGCCTCCCTAGCGTCTGGGTCGTCTGCTTTGCGTCCCTTGCGAAGGTCGATGTATTGTTCGATGAGGTCCATTCGATCCGGCTTGGTAACGAGCTTGCGGTATCGCTTGCCCCTCCAACTGGATTTCTGCTTAGGGTCGGTGTATTTGAAGGCGATACACTTGCGATTCTGGATCGTGCAAAGCATCACCCGAGGGATCCGCTCTGAGGACTGGCCTAGCCCACCGATATCCTGCTCGATGATTTCCTCATTCTTGGCAATCATCGTTTCGCTTGCCGCTGCTTCACGGTCTTCGATGTCGTCTAGGATCGCAAGCGTCGGCCGAGCCGACCGGAACTTGGTACCGCGAATGGCCCCATCGATACCAAGGGAGTAGAACACTTGACCCCTGCTACACGGCTCGATTTCTTTGGGCCAATCGGGGATCTGCCCGCGGTTGATCGTAGGGAAGACGAAGAACTCCGGCCCAATGACGATGTTGGTCGATTGCCCCTGGCATGTTTGCATCCGGCCCCGGCTCGACCAGCCGCCAACTGCCTGGAACGGGATGCCGATTTCGGGATAGTCCTGGATAAAAAGGTCGTTTTGCTGCAATTGCTCGACTAAATCGCGTACTTCCTTTTTCGCTTTGTCCGCGTTCTTGCCGATGACGACGGGAAACGTCGATAGGCCCCGGACCATAAGGTACAACGCAACGCGAATAGCTAACGTCGTTTTACCTTCGCCCCGAGGCCCTGCGATGCCTTGGTCCCCGCCGTACTTGGCTGCGTCGATAATAGACTCGATCATGGCTAGCCGGTCGCTAGTCCATGCCTCAAAGAACTGGGAGCCGAAGTAGGTTGATAGCCAAAGGGAGCAATCAGACTCAGCCTCAAGACGCCTGGAGGGGTTCGCTGGCCTTGGGATCGCTATGTCACGTTCCGCTGCCCTCCTTCGTGCCATCCTCTCCGCGTCCTTCGATTTCTTCCCCGTCGTACTCGTCGACGATGAAACCATCGACAACGACGCCTGATTCAGCCGAGAGCCTAGCAACTTCTCCAGGGCTGAGTTGTCGAGCGAGTTCCACCATTCGCTGCCTGCGTTCGTGTTCATCTGCTTGGTCCATCCTCTCTTGCTGGACGTTGAGCGAATCTGCCGCCATTAGGGCTTTGGCCGCTGCGGGTCGCTCCCTTGGCGATGCGTCTTTGCTTCCGACGATCGTGTACAGATAGAGCATGATTCGCTCCCTGTACTCTGGTTTTATCGGCCATCGTTCGCGCAATGCTCGCTCCATCATCCGGGTGTCGCGTACCGTCATTTTGCTTCAAAAGCGTTACGGTCGGAATCGCACCGCCCCTTCTCGGCTGGATTGCCGAGCGTGCCGCTGTCAGCACTTGTAACGCGAGGTTTCCCTTTATACATTCCGGCCCCTCGCCGGTCAATTTCGCTGAACGGCAGGATCGGTACGGTTAGCCGTTCCTTGCAAGCAGGGTCGATGAAATAGATGTAGCGAAGCTGAAAGCCTGGAAGCGGGACCGCTCCGGATTCCCTGGCATGCGCTGAACCGAAACGACCGTCCGCGCCCATGTGGTTGGGGTTGTCTAGTGTTTTTCTTGCAATCACTGAACCGTCTGGCATTCGCAACATTTGTTTGTTTGGCTTAATGCTTGTAAGGACAAATCCGCTTGCGCGGTAAATCGTCCCGTCTCCGCACTGCGCACCATCGGCAAACGATACGCACCATTTAATGTGAGGGTATTGTTTTCGCACCCACCGGAACGCAAACCCCAACGCCCTCGATTCTCCATTGCGTGGCAGCCAATCCGCAAAAGCCATGCGGTTTAATTCGATAAACTCATTCCATAGCGTGCCAGTTACTAGCCTTTGTGTTTTTCGTTTATCGAGCGACGGCCCAAACTGCATCGCTCCGCCGCACTTGCCATCAAAAAAAACGCCTAAGTGCAGCTGTGAGTTTTGCGTTGTTTTCTCGCTGTAGTGCAAAGCTCGCACAATCTTGCACGCATCCTTCGACGATATTGGTTTGACTATTAACCGCTTGGCATCACCCATTGAACGCCTCGCAGATAAACGCTAGGGCATTGCCGTTGCTGTTTTCATTTACCGCCGAATCACCGCCGCCCTTGCTCTTGGCTCTTTTTATCGCCGCTTCAATTTCCTCAAATTGGGAATCGTGAACGGTAAAGGTCATTTGGCGAAACGGCTCCCGGTCCCCGTCGGCTAGTTCAGGGGGTGCAATTTCTTCGATGTCAAACTGCGATAGCATCGCCTCGATTTCCTCAGCCGAGAAACCCGCCGCGTTTGCTAGTGCCTCGTCGTCGGTCAGCAAGCCGCTTAATTGAGCCGCTAGGATATCGGAATCCCACTCGGCTAGTTCTGCTGTCCGGTTATCCGCAATCGCGTAGGCGATAGCGTCAGAGCCCTTCAGATTGGTCTCGACGCATTCGATGGTTTCCCATCCAATCCGCTTAGCTGCTTCTAGCGTTCCGCTTCCGGCTCGAACCACCTTGGAAGCATCGATAACGATCGGTTTCTGTTGCCCGAAGCGACGAAGGGAAGCAATGATCGAATCAATGTTCCGGTCATCGTGCTTTCGTGCGTTGGCCGGATCGCTGCTAAGGTCCGCCACTTTGATTTTGAAAATTTGCATACCGCCCCCCTTACCCCCCTGAGAACACAATAGCGAACGGACGAACTTTCATCTGAAATCCTGGGCTAATGATCTG